CCTGCACTAAGCCACTTAGCACGGCGCTATAAGTTGAATAGTAAACGAAATAGCGAAGTCGGAAAGCGTCGCCTGAAACATTTGATACTGCGGCTCTTTTTGTATACTCGAAAGCTTTATAGACGGGCTTTCCAGAAGGTTGTCTAGGAAGGCGTCGCTAAGTAGGTCCATTTCGTCTATAATCGCTTCGCGTTCTTCGGCGGTAGTGTCCGGCCGGTCCTGCTTCCAAAAGCCTACTACTACGCTGGCGCTATCGAAAATAGCATCTGGCGTACTGCGGGCGTCCGTAACGGTAAAAGGTAGTAAGGTAATTAGCGGATAAGTACCGGTATAGCCCTGCGTAAAATCAATTAGCCGGCCGTGGATAAAGCGCTGGCCGCCGGGTACCGCTGCGCGGCAGGCGTCTACTATATTTTTATAATTTGCCATACTCGCGAAAATATAAGCCTAAAGCAGTAAAAGTAAAAGTAAAAGGCCTAAAAATAAAAAGCCCGCCAGCCAGATAGCCGGGTCCAGCTTCGTGTCCGGTAAGTCAGGAACTAGCGCGCGTTCCGGCTCGTCGGGATCTAAGCGCCGTAGGCAGTCCGGGCAGGTTGGCCACGCCTCCAGGTTGTCTTCTGGCCTGTTCTCCGCCGGGTAAAATTCGTCGTTAAGAAGGCGGTCTACGTAAGCGCTGCAAAGTATTTGCCCGCTGCCCTTCTTCGTTATCTGCGTCCTACCGGACCAGCCTAGCGTAACACGTAGGTCTTTACATTTTTCGCAGGGTTTTTCCATAGCTAGAAAGTTACTTATTTTTTTGGCTTAGCGTTCTTCCGCTTTTCAATAGCTCTAAGGTTATCCTGGTAGCGGTTCTTAGCCATTTGAAAGGTAAGTTCCAGATAGACTTCTTCGGCGGTCCATTGGAAAACGTCGAAAGGCTTCGCGCCGTACTTGCTCGCTAGGTTCTCCGCTATCCCATAAGGCCCGAAGCTGTGGAGGGCTTCTATCCCGGCTTCCTCTTCGTCTTCTGTAGGCGGTTCGGCTGCCAGGTCTTTAAACCGGTGGAAGAAGTTGTTAAGGTCCTGGTAAATCCAAGCGCCAAGCGCTAAGCAGGGGACCGCCGGACCGGCTAGAAGTTCTTCGCCGAAGTATATTTTTACCAGCTCGATAAAAAGCCGGTAGGGCTGTTTAATTTCTTCGGTTCGCTTCTTTGCCAGCTCCAGCTTTTCGAACGTCGCCCCGGCTATGTCCACTTCCGGCAGGTCTACGTCGGGCCTTAAAGCTGCCGCTATTTCGCTTACGTCTTCTACGAAGGCTACCAGCTCGTAAAGCGCCAGAACGTCTTCGCTGGATAGCGCGCTAAGCTTCTCCGGCGGTATATCGGAAAGGGCCGCCAGGACTTCGCGCGGCGTGTGCTTTTGGATCTTTAGTAAATCCGCTACGGTAACTTCGTTAAAGGAAGTCTTTATAGTACTCTTTTTTAGTTGTCCGCTTAGTCTTACCATGCGATTTGGATTTATAACTGGGTTGGTAACTGGTTAAAGCCATTACGGCGAAGTAGCGTAAAGCGTCTATAGCGTGGTTATAAGCGTCGACCGGCGCGTTAGTCGCTTTGCCTGTCTTCTTATCCTTCTCCCAGGTATAGCCGCGAAGCTCTTCGATTAGGTTAAGGCTCGAAGCCGTTACTAGAATTTCGAAGCCCTGGAGTAAGTCGATACCGAAGTTAATACTATCCGGTCCTTTATCCGCGCCTTCTATTCGGAAGCCGTAGCCGCTAATTTCTTTAATGCTTTTCGGCTCCGCCTTATCCGCGTAGATAGGCAGGCCGGGCTTAACGCCTGCGCGCCGGTACTCTTTAACCAGGTCCGCGTTAATTAGCCCGCGCTGGTAGATAAGTTCGTCTACTACTATTTTACCGTTCCAGCTGTAGACGGCTACCGTCGCCGCCGGGTCCGCCGTAAAGCCGAAGTCCTGCCCGTAGCCTAGCAGCTTCGCGTCCGCCGGTACGGCGTTTATAATTTGCCAGTTGCTAAAAATTACACCCTCCAAAGATCCGGTAAGCCCTAAGCCGTAGACCTTCCACCAGTTCGCCCAGTAGCTAGAGTTAATATTTTCTTCTGCAAACAGCGCTTCGCCTTCCGGGCTTTCGTCTATAAACGCCTTGGTCCTGTTCTTCTCAATCTCGCGGACTATCGAAGGCGCCAGCGCTTCGTTATCCTTATAGGTTAAGCGGACCGTTACGGCGTCCGGGTCTTTAGCTACTTCGGCGTCTATCCAAAATTCGCCGGACGGGTTATAGTCCAGCCAGATTTCGCGGTCCGTTCGGATAGCCAGCTGGTAGTAAGTATCGAAGCTTAGGTTATTACACTCGTTAATGTAAAGGACGTTACGGCGTGGACCTCTTACACGGCCTTCGCTGTCCGCGCTGAAAAACTCTATATAGCTGCCGTTGGGAAAAGTGTAGATTCTGTCCGTTTTATTATAGCGCTCGTCGCGCCAGCGTCCGGTCGCTAGCATAAAAGCTTTAAAGTCTTTTATCGCGCCCTTCTTTAAATGCGGTATTGACTCCGACACTACGGAGATAGAAAGGCCTGGCGTCTTAATAGCCTGGTCCGCCAGTATAGGCAAAATCCCGAAGGTCTTACCGGCGGAAGTCCCGCCCGGTACTATAAAGGTCCTGGCGCCCGTTTTCCGGGCCGCTCGCAGCTTCTTTATCGCTGTAGTATAGCGGAAGCCCTGGACCGCCTTATAGGTCTTCTTCTGCGTCCGCGTCGTCACTAAAGATTGGCTGGTCCTGAATTACTTTCTGTTCGGACTTGTCCGCCAGTCCAAGTTCGCGCGCAATTATCGAAGCGTTAAAGATCCCAGCCGCAGCGCCTTCTATCTTCTGACCGTAGAAGATTTCCCTTGCGCGCGCTACGATTTCTTTAAAACCTTCTCGCTTTTCGTACTCATAAAGCGTACCGCTCGCTATTCCCGCAAAGGCGCAGAAGCCCTGGATAGTCATAGCTCGCGGAATAGGTCGCTTAAAAACCTTTACTTCCTCGTCGCCGGCTAGCGTTCGGTACTTGATTAGCTGCGTTTCTTTTAGCGGGTTGCCTTCCACCCAGTCCAGGTAGTCGTTAATTACCTTCGCCAGTTCGTCGGGATTCCCGAAGACGCGCGGAGGTCCTAGATTAATCTTCATTCGCCAGTACTCATTCCCTTTAGGCGCTGCCATATCTTAAGAGTTTATAGCCCAATTCTACGTAAAAAGACTTTAAAAAGCTAAGGGTAAACAAAGCAAGGTAAAGTATAGCTTTTGTGTTTACTTGTAAATCGCTGTAAATCAGTAGACTAAAAGGCTTTGTAAACAAAGTAAACACAAACCGCCATATAATGCCGCTGGCGTAGGGGTGTCTACTTTCCTACGTGTACTATAAAAGCCTCGCGCGTATATGCCTACCCTTATTATAAATATATCTTTATATATAATTATTGTTTACTTTGTTTACTTTGGGCCTAACTGCCTGAAATTCAATAAGTTACAAGTAAACACGAAGCGTAAACAAAGAGTAAACAGACTGCTTTTGTGTTTACAAAAAAGCACAAAAAAAAGCGCCTTTCGGCGCTCCACTCTTAAATTTTAACTTAAGGCCTGCTTATAATTTCTAATTTTAAGTCCGGCGAAAGTAAAAAGCCTGTCTGCTTATCTTCGTCGATTATAATCTTTTTAGTAAAGTTTGGCTTTTCGTAAGAGTTTACCAAGTCTAAAAAGACCTGCCGCCGCTTCTCCGGCGCTCCGCCTTTCAGGGTTATTTCTATCACTTGCATAGGCATAGCAGCTAAATAAAAGTAAGCTTTCCATCTAGCAGCGCTTCCAAGTCGTCTAGCTCCGCATTGGTTAGGCTGTCCCAGCGCGCGGCTAGCTTCTCGAAGACCAGGCGCTTAACCGGGCTGGCGGTGTCCAGTACGCCTTTACGTTCGAACGCGTAAACGTCGTCGTAAAACTCTACCGCTTCTTCCTGCAGGATAAGCTTTTGGTTAAGCTTGTCTAGCGCGTGTTCGTGTTCGGCGTCCTTCGCGTCTAGCTCGCGCTGTAGTTCCGTTTCGAAGGCTACTACCGCTACGGCTTCGCTTTCTTTATAGGCTTGGGCCTGCTCGTCTAGCCGACGCTTTAATTCTTTTTCGAAGTCTTGGACGGTTTCGGCTATTACGCCGTCCAAGACCTTAAGCGCCGCTTCGGCGTTCTCCAGTGCTTCTTTAAGTTCCATAGTTTTTAAGGGTCGTAACTGTTTATTTAAAAGCCGCATTCCGCGGCAGCCTTCCGGCTATTCTCGCTAAGGCTGATTACTCGGATATTGCTAAGCGTGTAGCCTAAGCGGTTGTCTTCCCGGTCTATCGAAGCGCTGGCAGCCGTCCGGCCTTTAAGCTCTACGTAGCGGGTATCTTCGCAGAACTGCCTCCATTCTTCCAGCGTTAGGTCGAAGGACTTACCGCGGCGTCTGGCGTTGCACTTCGTAACGCTGTAGGCGTAGGCTACCGGGTCCCGAAACTTACGCAGGCGCTTGTAATGCTTCGCGCAAAATTTACCGCTCTTATCCTTTTTACCTTTGCAGCGGTAAGCCTGGCAGTGGCTACGCTTTTTAGCTATCACTATAAACGGGTAGTCCTTACACATACTTTTTTATTATTTCGCGTACCGCCTCAACTAGCGCCCGTTCTGGCTTAACGGCGTCTAGTAGTTCGCCTTCCGTCGCGTCCTTCTCGCTAAGCGTTCTAACTACCCGCTCGTCTAGCGTACCGGCGCTTAAGATCCTATAAATAAAGACCTGCTTAGCCTTCTGCCCCTGGCGCCAAAGTCGGGCGTTAAGTTGCTTATAAAGCTCTAAGGACCAGTTAAGCCCGAACCAGACCACGTAATTACTACCGCGCTGAATGTTTAGGCCGTGTCCGCCGCTGGCTGGGTGTAGGATAAGTATAGGGACCAGCCCGGCGTTCCAGTCGTCTATATCCGCCTGGCCGTCTAGGACGCGCGGGCGTACCGCCTTAAAGCGCTTTAAGATCCGCGTCGCGTCGTGCTTAAAAGCTACCGCTACCAGAAGCGGGCGCCCGTTAGCCGCTTCGTAAATGTCTTCCAGCTTATCCAGCTTAAGGTCGTGGACTTCGTGGACCGCCCGCGTTTCGTCGTAGACGGCGCCGTTAGCGAACTGCAGCAACTTATTAGAAAGCGCGGCGGCGTTCGCTACGCTTATTTCCTTTTCGCCCAGGTCGCTAAACAAGCTTAGAACCAGGTCGCGTTCGAAGTTCTTATAGTCTTCCGCCAGCTTAGGCGTGAACTCTACGCGCTCGTCGATTATAACCTTATCCGGCATATCTAAGAAGTCTTCCGCCTTCATACTTATGCAAATATCTTCGATAGCGGAGTAGATAGCGCGCTGGGCGCCTTCGCCTTTAAGCTGGTAATTATAAACCATTGAAGCGTTTCGCTGGTCCGGTACAAAGTACGCTTCGCGGTAGCGGCCTATAGAATGTCCTAAGCGTTCGCCGCCGTCTAAAAGGAATAGCTGCGCCCAAAGGTCAATAAGTCCGTTAGGCGCGGGCGTACCGGTTAGCCCGGCTACGCGCCCTATAGACTTACGGACCCGCTTAAGGGCAGGTTAAGGTAGGCTTCAATATAGCCGGCCCGCTCGTCTGTTTCCATGTGGTCTGCCTGGATAGCCTTAGCCATTGCGGCGGCAGCTTCGGAGAAATAAAGCTTTTCGCCTGGCATAAAATAGTAAACCGCTTCGGCCCAAAATTGATCTATTTCGCCGCCTACCAGTTCGGTATCTACATCCTTTACTATCCGGGCTTCGTCTGCCATAATCGGAAGAAAGCGGCGGTTTCCGGTAGGGTCTTTTAAGACGTTGCGGACGTTCGACGTACCTACGAAGATATTCTGGCGGTAAAATTTTTGCGTAACGTGTCCGTAAGCCGGTCTAAACTGGTCGACTTGCTTTGTCATAAAGTGTTTAACGCTTTCCGCGTCGCCTTTCTTAAGTCCGGCCAGCTCCGCTATTTCGATAATCCAGGCGCCCTGTATTTGCTCTAAGGCGTCCTTACCGTCTACCTTAAAAAACGTATCACTAAACCACTGCTTACCAAGGCGGCGCCAGAAGGTGGATTTTAAAATCCCTTCTTCGCCTATAACTATCGGGACTAAATCAAATTTACAACCCGGTTCGAAGATCCGCGCGACCGCGCCGCAAAGCGTTTTCCGTGCGGCTTCGCGGCTGTAAACCGTGTCAGGGTGTCCGAAGTACTCAATAAAGAGCGTATCTACTCGCGGCGTCTGGTCCCAGATAAGGCCGTTAAGATAGTCGCGGATAGGGTGGAAGGCGTTGCGGTGCAGCTCTAGCTTTAAGCTGTCCGCGACCTTCTCCTTACCGCTTACGCCGTAGGCGCGTTCTATATAGTTCCGAAGCCCTGCCAGGTCTACGTCTAGCATTTGGTCCGCTTCTCTTATTTTCCTCCACGGCATCGAACGCAGGACGCTAGGCTTAAAATCAAACTCGTTAAGGGCGAAGACCTTTTTAAGCTTTGCGTCGTTAGCCAGGATAGGGTCTATATTCGTAGCCGTGGATAAAAACATAGTGCCTTTACTATCCATTTCCATACCTTCCAGCCACTTCTTA